AGTCATCTGTGCGATCTGAGGTGCAGCTTGAGCAATGATCTTCTTAACGCTGTCGTCACCATTGGCTTGGAAGTTAAACGATTGGTTGATGACTACGTTATCACCACCGCCACCTTCCATCTGTACACCTAGCTTACCGTTAGCACCACGCTTGAGTGGCATGATAGCTTCAGGCCCAGCTTCTCCCATAAGACCAGTCTTACCACCAGCCATAGGGAATAAGGTTGGACTACCGACTACACCACCGTTAGCGTAGGCTTGTATCTGTGATCCACCTGAGAAAGCACCGCCGTCAGCGAAAGGAAAGCCGAAGAAACTCTTAGCTGCATTGACCATCTGTTGAACGACAAGAATACGGTAGAGTTCAGCTATGATCTCTCTAGCCATATCACGGAAGGCAGCACTAACAGTCTTAGTTCCGTCTGCCATAGCCATGAGACCATTTTCCATAGAGTCAGTAACCAGATCGTTCATCCGTTTACGCTCTTCCTCAATGCGGAGGAGGTTTTCGTTTGCGGTAATCTGAGCTTCAAGACCAGCGACAGTCTTTGGGTTATCCTCTACAAACTTAACACCAAGGGCTTGTATGACCCTTTGTCTAGCTTCTGTTTGACCAACGAGTGCTCTCTCTAGTCTGAGTTGTTCTTTCAGGATTTGCAGGTCTGATTTCTGGGCTTTTTTATCTGGCCCCGGCTTAAACTTTTGACTTCCACCATACTTGAAACTTCCAGCGCCACCGAAGGCATCAAGACCGCCAGCAACATTAGCAAACTCACCTAGATCACCCCCAACTCGGAACGAGGAGGCTATCTCAAGATTGTTCTTAAGCCTCTCTGCTGCATCTGCTGAGGCTATCATTTCCGCAGTTACCTGCTGTTGGGCTGCAAGTAGGTCTATTGCCCTATCTATAATGTCTTTTGAAACACCTTCTTGCTCTAACTTTAGATAAAGGTTTTCTCTCTCATAACTAGCGGCAAGTCTAGCGTACTCACCTGTATCCTTGCCCACATCCTTCTCTTCCATCATCAAAGACAGTTTCTGCTGTCCTAGACGAATAGATTCCTCGGCGCTAGCATCTGCCGCTTTTTGGTCGTCTCTAGCTTTTTGTCTAACTTCCTCAGCATCTTTAAATGCGGCTACAATAGCTTTAATACGGTCGAGTTCAGCTTGCTTATTACGCTCAACTAGCTGGGAGGCAGACTTCTGTAAGGCCGCCTGAGCTTCGTACTCAGCCCTTACCTTTGCATTAGCTTCTACTAACTCCTCTGTTTTTGTGATTTGCTCTTCTAAGTCGGATACTAAATCATCTTGCAAATCTTTACTGAGTTCAGAGATAGTTATTGCATTAACACCCTGCTTAGACTGTTCCGCAGAGAGTTTTTTCCTCAGAGAAACAAGCTCCTCTAAAGCCTTTGCTTCGGCGGCAGTGTCAACCCCAAACTCCAACATCTTTATTTTTGTCTGGTACGAAGACGTGGACTTTGCGAGTTCACCCTGTGCATCAGCTAAAGTTAGTATGCTATCTTTAGCTTTATCGGCAGACCTCTTTGTTGCCGTCAGCGCAAGACCTAGAGCAGTTAAGAGGGGTATAACAATACCAAGACCTGCACTTATGGCTATAAGAGCGCCAGCACTTACGCCTAAAGCACCCGACATTAGTGGGAGAATACCCACAAGCTGAGATGCCTGTTGACCAAATGCAACAAAGGCACTTTGGCCACTTTGAACCTGTACGATAAAGTCAGATACCTGATAACCTGCTTGCTGGGTAACAACACCCATTCGGTTAGAGGCTTTAGTCTGAGCCATGACTGCAACATTAGATGCCTGTACAGACTTACGATATTGCAGTTGAAGCCTAGCAGCCTCCTTAATGCTCAAGTTTCCTTTGTCAACTTCCGCACGGAGAAGTCTCTTGTATTTGGTAAACTTTTGATCCGCAGCGTATGCCTTATCTACCGACTTACGCATACGGTCTAACTCTAGCGTACCCTTCTTAGCTTCTGCGGTACGTCTTTGATCTTCTGCTATGGCATCTTTTCTAGCTTGAGCAAACTGCTTAGTTGCCAACGTAGCTTGTTTGGTAGCTTGCTCATCTGCCCTGAGTGCCTTGCCATAGTCAAGAAGTTCTTTCTTGCTCTTCTTTGTGGCAGTAGCTAGATCACCTATGGCTTTATTATAACGACCATAGCTGACAGCATCCCGAGCATACGCATCAGATAACTTCTTGACCTTCTTCTCAAGGGATTCAGTGTTGGTAATGGCCTTAAGAAGACCACTTTGCTCAACACCAATTACCAGTCTAATATCGTCAGCCATTTGCCACCCTTAAGTATTCTAGGTCTATTCTCTTGATGGCCTCAATCTCCCAAGGCTCAATAGATGTTTCCGTAAGTTCTTTCCATGCCTTAATCTGCTCAAAGGTAATAGGCGCTGGGCCACTAAAGCCTGACCCTCTGCTAGAGTTTAAAGCAATAAAGGCAGACCAAACGTGGGATATTAGCATGGGGAAGGGTGTCGGGGGTTCCAATGCTTCTACTCTACGTCCAGTCTGCCTCTCTACTTGTTCAAGATGTTCTCGTTCTGTCGTACCATTCTGATCTGGCTTATTGAGTTTGAACTGATGTTCAGCCCACTCAACTAGCTCACAGATCAGACCTTCGTAAAATCCAGAGAGTCAGTCACAACCTCCTCAAGCTGGTTCTTAATCCAGAAGACTTCTTCGTACAAGTCTTTGGCTTTAGCAACGGTGAGCTTAGGTTTCTCTCCGTTATATGTAATGTCCCAAGCCTTAGTTGTCTTGGCTAGAACCTCCAGCGTAGCTTCCTCAATGTCTGAGTAGTCAACATCTTGAGACTTACTCTTTTGAGCTTTCTTAAGCCGCTTGCTGATCTGTTCGTGTTGGGCTTTCTTGTACTCTTTAGAATGGGGTGCAAGAATAGTAATCGTCATATTCGTGCCATCATCATTCTTTAGTACATCACCTGTTGAAGGGTGTTTAATCTCAACAACAATGTCATCTAAATTCGGTGTCAGGTCTTTTAAGTCCATGTCGGTTTCCTTCGGGGAGTTTAATGTCGGGTTGATTAATGTGGAGACCCCCGACCCGACTCAGGAGCCTCCACTACCTAGCTAGGTATCCAGTTATGAGGGGCGTGTGATCTTAAGGTTAGTACCTTCTGTGCTATCGTAGAGGGCTACGAAAGACATAGTGATCATACGGCTAGTTGGGCCATCAACACCAACATCAGCAGAGTTAATCTTAATCCGTGGGAATAAGAAGGTGTAAGCATTGCCGCCTGTAGGATCATCTACAGAAACCTCAAGCTCAGTTTCAGTCTCATTCAAGAAACGGTTGATTAATGAGGCATCCTCAAAGTAAGCTGTCAGTGTACCTTCGACTTCTGCACGACCATACTCAAGGGAAGGTGCGCTGTCGTCGCCAATAACAAAGGTAGCTGCATAAGAGTTATTGAGGGTAAAGTCTAGGCCAGTTACGATAGCTACAGCAGAAGAACCGCCCACGTTACCGATAGCAAGGTCGCCTGAGTAAGCATCAAAAGGTGCAGCGCCAGAGGCAGCATCCTGTGTCTTCTCAGTGGCACTCATGGTCATGTCTTTACCAACCATGCCGAAGGTTGTAAGAACCATCTGGTTAGGAGCAAGTGAGATACCCATAGTGGAAACTGTAAGACCCGTAAACAAACGAGCTTGGTCAATGTCAGCGGCGTAATCTTCTACTGAGAAGAACTTAGGCGTAACACCAACTTTAAGTACGTTAGTTGCCCAAGTGTTAAGCATAGCTGCCTCTAGGAATGAGTCGTAGTCGCCATCACGGAGGTCAACAACAATGTCGCCACCTACTTGACGGTTACCCTGACGGTCAACACGAGTCATACGGTCAGCTTGAATGTCATTGCCAGCTACACGATCTTTAGTAAGGTTCAAAGAGTGTGTGGTGAATGGGAGGTTAGTGAAGTTGCCAGCGGGTGTCGTACCAAACGTAGATTCAGTAATAAACGACAGACTGGAGCGTGAACCCTGTGCAAAGGCCATGTTGGTTTCTCCTATTGGAAGTTATTTGTATATGTACCAGCCGATGTTGATCGGAACAAAGTACCAAGGACTGTCTATCATACCTTGCTGACGTTCAGCGTAATCAATAGACACTATGATTGTTTCTGTATCTGCATTTGTAAATGAGATGTCAGTGGTTGCTGCGAAGGCGTCTATCACTTTATTAGCGTAGTCGTCTGCGGTAGCTGGGCCTTGACCTTCGGGGGAGAAGACTGTTACAGAGAATACACCTTGGTATCTCAACTGTGGGTTTAAGCCCCTTACAGCGGGTCTAGTGACTGTCGGGAGGTACTGTACCTTAAGGAAGCTAGTGCCTGTTGTAGGCTCAAATGCTACGTTCTCATAGGCTACAGAGGGTAGGTCCGAGGTTGCAGCTAAGTGGCTCTCAAGTGCAGCCCGAATATCATTGTGAATACTAGCCATAGGCGTTCCTTATTTGAGCAAAGACTTTGTAGCCCGGTCTACGCCAACTTGGACCATCTCCCTCTTCTACGTCTTGAGCGTGTGGGGATCGGTTCCTAATGACAACCTTATCATCCGTAGCTATATCGTACTTGTTTATGTCAGAGTAAAGGTTGTCTCTAGCTATCTCTGTGAACTGTTCACGATTAGCTGTACCTTGTCTTACACTGGCAGTACGAGCGTCAGAGCTTTTTCTGCGACCACCACCCTTGTTTACAGGTAGCATAGAAAATGATTCTACATAAGCACCAGTGTCTACAGGTGACCTAGAAATAGCAAAGTCTGCCATAGAAAACAGTTGGTCTTTTACCCTACCCTCCACTGTCTGACCAAGCAAAAGAAACTTGTCGTCAAAACTCTTATTTATCTTAATTGTGCTTTGCTTTGACATAAGTTATTCTCCCACGTCACAGATGTAACCTATAGCAGTACCAGCGGAAAATAACGACAGAACAGACTTGATCTTAACTGTGTCACCACTACCTACGATCAGATCATCAAAGTCGGGGATGGCGGCTAGGTCTAAAGCTGAGATAACGCATTTGCGAGTTCCACGAACAACCTCATCGTTACCACCTATGACACCTACGTTATAATTGTAGAGGTATCCTGTGACATTGTAATCGGTTGTAGCTGAGTTATCTATAGCACCTGTAGCTGGGTTATAAGTTCCAGCCGTTGTAACCTTGCGTAGAGTGAGGGTTTCCCCAAAGTCTCTAACTAGGTTAAGCAAGTCAAAGGAGCGAAATGACATATCTTACTCCTTATTCGTATTCAGGTGTTTGATAGCTTGGTGGGTTCTTAAATCTATCTCTGCGGAAGGAACCTTCGATACGATTAGTGTTTCTTCGTACAGCCTCAACGGTACTCTTAGTGATGCCACCAGCTAAGACACCCACCGAAGCACCTGCGGTCTTACCCTGATACTCTAGGTTGTCTGCGAGAGCTTGGTACTGTTTTGCTAGGTCTGAATAGTCAGCACTTAAGGCACCACTCAGTTGTGTCGTTACCTGTCGGGAATACTTAGAGGCAATGACACGAGCAATCCAAGCACCTGAGTAGTACACGTTGTTACCATTCTCAGAGAGGGCAAACGTAACCTCTTCGTTCTGAACCTGCTGGTCAACTGTGTCGGTATCTCCAACCAACAGGCGTACTGTATTGAGACGACCAGAAGCCGTGGTGGTATCCAAGTCTGTAGGATCGTAAGACCATGCCATGTAAGTCGTCTCCGTTGTTTATTCTGCGAGAACCTTGTCTCTAATGTCGTAGAAGTCTTCTGAAATCCAGCGGTTGCTGTTTAGGAAGCGTCTGATAAGACCTCGTTGCTTGTCGTCAATCTTAGACTTCTTGCACTTCTTGGCTTCAAACTCTGACTTACTGGAGGTACGGTTCCTGACCTCAACATTAAGTAGGTTCACTAGTGTCTCTAGTTCCTTACCAGCCAGTTCAGACAGTCGATCTCCAACTTTATTCTGAACCTCTAGGTCTTTATTGTGGTACAAATAACCAGAGACGTACAGCGAAGCTACTTTATCTTGCTCCATGCTTAGTTCTAACCAGTTAAAATGGTCTCCACGTTTCCAATTCCTACCATTGGCAGAAAGAGGTGTCTTAATAAATACAGGCCAATCGACCTGCCAACCCAAGTGTGTAGGGTGCATAGGAACTCTCCATTATATGAATACTGTTATGTTCTTTTATATTTGGGTGAAACCCCAAGACTAATCTCAGGGTTTCCCTTTAGTATAGTAAGGTATCTTACTGTATGATTGCTGAGAAGAAGTAACCCAAGTCAGCACCTGTGACTTTCATGTCATAGGACATTTTAACTTGGATGTGTTCTGCAACCTGTTGACGCTTCAGAGCATCGTCAGAGAAGGACTCAACGGTAATACCGAGGTTGTTTACGCCGGGAACTGAGTTCCATGCGAATGTCAGACCAGCGGCAGGGGTCATTAGACCAGCGCCACGGGGTGCGTGTGCCAACAGAGCGTTCTTACCACCAATAAAGGCAGAAGATTCTGCCAGACCTTCAGCAGCAGTGTTCTCTACAGCTTCCATGACGAAGAAGTTTTCTACGCCAAAGATTTCTGCGAGTTTGTTGTCTGTGATCAATGCAGGGTTGTTGATGGTAGAACCACCGTTCAAACGTGCAAGGATATCTGGGTGGTTAACCAAGATGTCACGTACTTCTTTACCAACAATCATTGTGTTTGGTTTGAAGCCACCAGAAGTCAACTGCATAGTACGAGCGCCAACAGTAACGTCTGATATTGGTGTTGAGTTAGTGTAGTCGTTCCAGTAAACTGGGGTACCAGCACCACTAGCTGCACCAGCAGCATCTGTTGTCCAGACACCAGCTTTGAAGAACGTGTCAGCAAACTGCTTTTCACGATGGATCAACAAGCGGGTTGTCAAGGTCTGTGCGCCAGCAGAACGAATTTCCAACATTGCATCTTCGTTAGCAAGAGTTTGCTCATCGAAGTCCATACCAAGACCATAAACGTCTGCATAGTATGAGGAGTTGGAGATTGCCATACCAATACGATTTACTTCGGTACGTGGAGCTAGTTTCTTAACATCACCTGAGCGATTCATGTTAGCACGGTCATAGATGTAGTATTTATCAGACTGACGTGCAACACCTACAGTAGGGAACACTTTGTCAGCTACAAAACTAGCTTGGTCTTGTACAAATGCCAGCGTCAAGTTAGACAACGGCTGGTCGATATGTACCTGTGAGGGAGTTAAAAGAGGCATTATGTTATTCCTTAAATGCTAGATTAGGCGGCTGCGTTGCCACCTTGGATCATTTCGATTTCGATGATCTGACCGTCTACACCGTCTTCACGAGCGTATCCAAGAATAATATCACCAGTTGCTGCAAGCAAGGCTGTACCATCAGCGCCAGTTTGAATTTGGTCACCAGCGGTAATTGCACCACCAGCTTCTACCATAACTGAACCTGAGACGCATACTGTTACTGCGTTACCAGCAGTACCACCGACAAGACATACGCCCATGGCGTTTTCACCAGCGGAGTCAGCAAGGTCAACTTGACCGTCAGCTTCCAGAGTTACGAATTTAAATTGTGCTGCTGAGAGGTCTTCCCCTGCAACGAAAGTGCGGTTATCACGAGACTGCATAACGGCCATTGTTATTCCCCTTTGTAGGATTTATTGATGAGTGTACGGCCTTCATCGGTCTTAGCTACAGCAGCATAAGCCTTGGCAAATTCACTCTTTTTCAGTTGGTTTTCGTCCATGTAGGACTTTACGAGAGCATCCAGTTTGTCAGCAGAGGTAGCGAACTCACCGTCTACATCGGACTTACCAAATTCTTGCATGGAGGCTTCAAAGGCAGCATCAGCAGCTTTGAGCATTACCATAATTCCTTCGTCTTCTGAGAATGACTTCAGAAGAGACTTGGCTGCATCAGCTTCAAAGTGTGGCAGAACTTCTTCCGCTTTCTTTGTCAACTCAAGGTCAGCCTTTTCGATTTCATGTTCACGCTTGGCTACAGCAGCAGCTTCGAGTGCTTTCAGGACTGGGGCTGGGATGTCGCTCTTAGCAACCATCTCACCGTCGATGTCCATCATTTCTTCTTCCGCTTTCTTCTCGATTGAGTCAGCACGAATAACGTAACCGTTGTCAATCAGACCTTTGCGGAGGTGTTGGTTTTCGGCAGTAAGACGATCAACATCAGACTTAAGTGCCTCAACGTCAACTTCAGGAGCGGCTTTCTCAGCGACCTCTTCGGTTACAACTTCATCAGCCTTTTCCATGTCGTAGCCGAGAGCCTTCATAGCTTCGCCACGTCCACAGCCTTTGTCGTCCATGTACGCCTTTACTTTGGCTTCCATTTCTTCATTCATTTTCGTAATTTCCTCTTCGGAATTGTCACGCTTGAAGAGTGATACCATTGCCTGAGCATTGGCTGGACGATCCACAAGGGAAAGTTCTTCAAGGTGCAAGTTTTTCAGGAGATTAGGCAAGTTAGATTTCCTCCTTAATAGCACGTCCACCTATAGAGAACGCAGCGAGTTCACCAGATTTGACCATATCCCAGACGGTATCATCGAATACTTTGTAAGCGACAACCCATCCTTCACGATCAGACTGGATACCAAGAGCATCACCAATTTCTTTAGTGATAGGAAGAGAGTGGACAACTACGCCAACTTGATCTCCAACGTGCATAGCCTTGCCGACCCGCACATGCTCCATAAATTCATTAACGGCTTTTACCAGTGTGCCAGCTTCGATAACGTCACCCTGACGATCAATAACGGCTTCACCTTTTTCTGTAACTACAGAAGCCCATCCGTAGACCATACGCTGTTCGTCGTCAGTCTTAAGGATTTTACCTTCGATATTCTTTGTCATTTCACCCACCGATGTGTTGGATTCCCACATACGACATGACCAGTAGCCAGCCGTTGTCTTATCTTTCTTGGTATCACAGGAATGGCGGGAGCGGAAATTGGCACGAGCTTTAGGATCGTCCCTACGGATTTCCATGTTGGGATCACCGAAAGCTACCCGTTTGACCTTACCACCGTCCTGTACGAACACCTCAAACTTCTTGTTGCCACCTTTGATACGACGAGGCTTATTCAGAGTGACAGTTTCGCCTTGATATTCAGCTTTAGCAAAGTCAGTCTTTAGTATCTCAGCTACAACGGCCCTG